GCGCCATCAATTGCATTATTCCAAGTAACTGTTGAACTCGATGTTCTTCTATACCCTAACACCGTGCTGCCGTCATAAGTAGACCAATCAATAACAATGTTATTTGTATATGTTTGACCTCCTAAAACGTCTGTAAATCTATTCGTGTTTCCAAATGGGTTGTTGCTTGAAAGTACAGTAAATGAAGTTGCTCTACCAGCTTCTAAATCACCGTCATCGCCTGTACGGTATGAAGTGGTTTGCCCTGTCTTCATCAATGTAGCACCTACTGGTGGTGGAGCTGGTGTACAAGTTACATTTTGAACGGCTGGTCTTGTAAATGTAGTTCCGTTACTATCTGTTACTGTAATGTCAGGAAGTGTTAAAGTACCTCCAGCAGCAACAGTTGTATTATAAGACTCGTTTGAGTTCTTTACTGTAGCTGGTGAACTTGGTGTTATTTCGCACCATGCCTCCTGAGCTTGTCCCCAACCTATAGTGTTATTTACAGAACCTTCTCCCCAGCCTATTGTATTTTCTATTCCGTCACTCATAATTAATTAACTAATAATCCGTGTTTTGTTATATGTATGTAGTTACTTTAAGGTACAAACCGTCAACATCCATTACGCCGTTAGCTGCAATTCCTGAAGATGTAGTACTTATTGCAATAGCATCACTATCTACACGCTCTGTTTTTATCCATTTACCATTACCTACTGCATTCGTGTTGATTTCAATGTGACTAGCTGGAGTAAGTAAGTTGTTAAAACCTGTAATTTTATACTCGCCAACACCAATATATGTAGCTACTGGAGAGTCTCCGTAGTTGTTAAAGTTATCCGTTAAGCTAGGAGCTGAAGTGCCAGTTTGACTAATACCACAAACAAACGTATATGCACCAATTGAACGTAAAGCAGAACTTTCTGCATACTTGCTTTCGTAGTTACCTGAGTCCTCCTGACTGATTAGAACTAAGTCAAGGTTGTTTACATTGTTCGCTTGTGGAAATTCACTTATCTTTTTTACCGCCATTTTTAATAGAGTTAAGGTAAACCATTAATTTAACTACGTTGTCTTGTTTAGGCTTGTAAATCTTTAAATGTGCCATCCTGAAAAGTAATTATTTGAACTAGGTGAAACTTCACCGTTACTGTTAGTGTTGTACTCAGGGAATTGAGCTGAGTAATTACACATGAAGTCAATAAATCTCTGAGTGTAATGCTGTGCTATGTCACGCTCTTTTTCTACTAAATAGTCTACTTCCGTTTTTTCAACGTTAGAAGCGTTCTCTGAGTTGTGTTTGTAAACGCCTTTATTAGCTATTGTGTATGCTGCAAATGGTAAATACTCAACCATTGCCCAATGAATAAGCATAGGCTTTACATACGTCTCTAAAAGGCTTAAATATGGGTCTGCTAAAGTCTCGTTAACTATATCGTCTTTGATGCGCTCTAGTAGTCTTGTACCGAGATAGTTTTGTATGTGTATGTCTTGAGCTATTTTGATAAACTGAATGAACTTATCAGTATCTACGTTACCTCCTAACGCAGTCAATTTAACTAAGTCGTTTCTTGTTATTAGTAAAGCCTCCATTATTCTTTAGGTAAAAATCCGTTATTAGGCATATCTTTAGGAAGTGTAGAGACTTTAGGGTCATTCTTAACTACATATCCGAACTTCTCTGCCTTTCTTACTGCTATTTGTCTTGCCTTTGGTGAGTTAACATCTATTCCTGTACCTTCAAATGCTGCGTAAACTTGCTTATTCCATCTGTGGTGACAGTTACCACCACCTTTGTAGAACCAAATGTTATAAGTGTCTGCACCTCTAGCACCCCATCCAGCATTAACTGGTTGGTTACTCATCTGTAAAATGTCCTCTTTACGATAGATTTTTTTAGCGTCAATCATTTTCTTACAGAACGGTCTGCTTTTGTCTGTAGTCTCACCAGCGTAAACGTATCTAGTAATAAATTTAACGTCATCAATTACCGCATCTTGTCCGCTTTTTGAGTTAGGTCTAGCTGTACCTGTGCTAACAAGCTCAACCAATCTACTTAATAAAGACTTTTTTTCGCCTTTTAGTAGCTCGTTTTCTGCGTCATCGTTATCGTAATCTACAGGTGATTCGTCTATTAGTAGCCAGTTGTCAGGCACATCTTCTCCTAATGCTATCAAATCTCTTGCTACTTCGTTATCTAGAGAGCTGAGTTCTGTAGGTTCTTCTACCTTTCCGCTAGGGTCAGTAAATTCCAAAGGTTTTAACGTCTCAAAATACAGCTTTAAGCTAATACCGTTAACTGCTAATACACGGTCAAGAGCCTCGATTATCAAATCTTGATAAGGCTGAATAACCATGTTGTAATAAAGAATGAACGAGTTCTGTAATTCGTCTGCATTAGAACTAAATCCGTTGCTACTGCTGATACCAAATAGTAAAGGAGATGTAACGTTATGCCCTAGCATTATTTTACGCATACACTCCTCTGAAAAGTATGTGTAGTGTTCAGGTGCGTCATTCAACGGAATGTCATCTACAGTAGTCTTTTGAGCTTCTGAGTGATTGAATGATACTATCACACGTTTACCTTTTGAACCAGTCAACTTGCCTAGAACCTTTCTTTCTACAGCATCCATCTCCTCCTCAGGTGGTATTCCGTTGTTAAAGTTGATTACTTTAGTTCCTGAAAAACCATTTTGAACATCGTTAATTAAATAGTCACCAATTTCTTCTTCTAAAACAGAATAAGGCAATGCACCTGAATAGTCAATAGGCGTATAATAATGGAATCCTGATACATAAGGTTTGATTACATATATTTCAACTTCATTACCATTACCAAAACCAAATGCAGGAATACGTTTAGCTTGTTCAGATGGCTTCTTTTTAGTCCAATCAGGGTAATAGTACCAAGCTTCAATTTCTCCTTTGTCGTTACATTTTTCAGCACGTAAAGTTTGCATAGGAAAATGGTCTAATTTTTTAACTAAACCTTTTTCTTTTACAACTTGCATAGCAGCCATTCCAAGCATTTTTCTTTCTAAAGCTACTTTCTTTAACATATCACCTTTAATGATACTACGCATTTGTGCATACTCATTAGGCTTACGATTAGAATCTAAAGCATCCAATCCTTTTCCATAAATCATATTGGTTACACCTGTTATGATAGCGTTGTTAGTTGCTGAATACAGATATCTATCTATTAAGTATTGAAAGTAGTTGTTGTCTACTCCATACTCAATATAGTCTGACTTTTTGTTTTCTTGAATTACAGGACTTGTATAAGCCGATAATTGAACAATTGATATATTACTCATAAATTATAAAATCGTTGTTTGTAGCGTGTGCTACATATTCATCCTTGTTTACTGTGTAATCTTTTAATACTTGATTTGTACAAAACACTTTATCTTTATATACAACCTCAACACCGTTTTTAATAGTTAGATTGTAAAATGTATTTTCTTTTAAATCAAATATTTTAGAAGTAGATAAATAATAAGAATCTAATGTAAACGTTGCTGAAATAGTTTGTATTTCGTTAGTCGTTTCATTTCTTAATACTATCGTATCTGCTCCGTAACTTCTTGGTATGAATTTCAAAGTTTGAGCAGTTCCTTGCTCTTTTAAAATAATCATATATTTTTTTATTTATAAATACAATAAATCAAAAATTGTTTTTAAGGTTATAGCCTTAAAATTTAATTTTATTTTAAGGTAATAGCCTTAAATAAAAAAAGGGCAGCCGAAGCTGCCCTTTCCCACCTTATCAATCTTCTTCGGCAAGCCGTTTGAAGAAATCGAGATCATCGTCATCATCACTGATTGTGGAGGTAGGAGCAGCAACTGCTTCCGCCGCCTTGAATGTCGGTGCAGGTGCACGATATTCATTTTCATCCAGATCAACACCACGAATCTTTGCAGGCTCCGCAGAGAGTGCAAGGACTGTATTTAAACGAGTCTTGAGATCTTCATAAGACTTGAATTGCTTCAGATCTACAATTTCAGAGAGCGAACGCTCCTCATTGTAGACCCGCTCAAGCTCGGAGTCATCATCGAACAGTGGTGCGGGAGAGTCGAATTCTGACTTATCGTAATTAGGCCAACCTTCGACCTTACGAATTTTGAGCTTGAAATTAGCACCTGACCAAAGATCGAAAGGATTTACTGGCTTCTCGTCTTCGAACTGCGG